AGACTATGAGTAGGGTCACAACGTTAAGTATGATTGAAAATGCACTCATTACAATATGGTATGAAATTATTCCTTGGACTCTTGAGGAGCCTCTTCTTCGGTCGGAGTCTCGGCTTCGGTCGGAGCCTCGGCTTCGCGTGCCTTCTTGCGTTCTTCGATCTCCTGGGCGACGACCTTATCCGCCTCTTCGATGAGTTTCGGCATGTCCCAATCCGGGTGTTCGATCTTGAGTTTATCGACGACGTCCGACGGGTGACTGATAGGCGGTTCGTCCGGTTTGGTGTAGAACGCGCTGTTTTCGTCTCCCGGGACGATGTAATTGCCGTCCGGTCTCTCGATCATGTTCCTCTTGCGCTCTTCGAACATCTTCTTCGCTTGGATCTGGTTTTCTCTGTAAGATGAGAAGATCTCCTCCAATTTGTCGTTGGCGTAATGAGAGTCTTCCATGTCCTTGGGAGGCGGTAACAACAACCACTTGCCAACGTCGGCGACGTAGATGTCGAAGGTGTCGTCAGATTTTTGAAGGCGCTGAGCGTGCTTCGCCGCTTCGTCGCGAGTGCCGAAGACCCCTCGAATCTTGACCGCGAAATTATCGGATCGCTGGGGGGTCTCCGGACCGACGACGGAGATGCAGGCGAAAAGTTGACCCGGCGGGAGATCGTAATCTTGGTCGAGGAGGCTCATGGTTCCTTGTACCATACCCTGCCGCGTTTTCTTTAATTTAAAAAGGTACACACAAACCAAATCACAATGGTGCATGAATTCTGGGACACACAGCCCGTGGGGAAAGATGCGGTGACCCTCGACGTCGAACCGTCGATCGAACTCCCCGAGGGGTTCGAGTGGTCGACGTGTCAAACGCACGAACTCCGAAATCTTCTGTCCGCGCACTACCTGAGCGACGAGGTGTCGAGCATGGACTATTCCAAGGATCTCATCGAATGGGTGCTTCACGCGGACCCGTACTGGAACATCGCCCTGCGGAAAGGTGGCAAACTCGTCGGCTTCATCGCGGCGCGTCCGAGTGTGATGCGCGTCGAAGGGTGTCGCCGTGACTTGGTCGAGATCACGTTTCTGTGCGTGTCCAAGCGCCTTCGAGACAAGCGTCTCGCACCGCTCCTCATTCGCGAGGTCACGCGTCGCTCAGTGTGCCGAGGGATCCACCAAGCCATATACACCGCCGAACACGAACTCCCGTACCCGGTGGCGAGCACGTATTATTGGCACAGATTACTCAATGTCCCGAACCTGATAAAATCAGGGTTTTACGAGACCGACCGACCGAACGCGCGCATGTTCGAGGTCCGTGGCACGTCCGCGCTCCACCGAGCGACAGAAGACGACGCCCAGGACATCCTGAACATTCTCAAGGCGGAGGAGGGCAGTCTTCGTCTGTGCAGGAGCGTGGACGAGGATTACGTCCAGCGCCTGCTTCGTCTCCCACACGTGTTCACGGGGGAGGGAAAATTCGTCTGTCTGTACGAGGTCGGGTACAAGCAGAACGGTGGTTCGTCGAACAGGCAGGGGTACGTCTTGCACGCCGTGGGACAGGGTGCGCTCCAGGACGCGACGATACTGGCGAAGAACGCCGGCTTCGACGTGCTCAACTGTCTCGACGCCCCGTTCACGGACGACGAATTGCGCGAGCACAAGTTCCTTCGCGGCGTGGGTGCCCTTCACTATTACCTGTACAACTGGAAATTGGATCGTCCGCTGAAAAACAGTGAACTCGGATTCGTGTTACTTTAGTAAGTGATGGAGGCGATTCGGAAGCATCACAATTTCGTGAAGCGCGAACTCATCACCTTCGCATGCACACAAGACTGTCACGTGTTGGACGTCGGGTGTGGGTTCGGGGGTGACCTTCCGAAATACAAATCCGCGGGGGTCACGAATCTGAACATGTGCGATCCCGAGGAGTCCGCACTGGTCGAGGCTCGACAGCGCGCGAAAAATCTGGACATGCGCCGGGTGAATTTTTACCACGGTGACATTCACGCCGCACCCAAGCGACCGTTCGACGTCATCGTGTACAACTTCAGTTTGCATTACTGCTTCCAGTCGAAAACGCTCTTCGAGTCGACAATCAGGGAAATCAAGAAACGCATGAAACGCGGTGGGAAACTGGTCGGGGTCATACCCGACAGCCGTCGCATACTCTCCATGACACCCTACCAAGACAAGGAAGGAAACTTTTTCAAGATGAAACTGGCACACGGGAACGGTGATTTCGGTGAAAAATTATTCGTGCAACTGGCGGGCGTCCCGTTTTACGACGACGGACCGAAATCCGAACCGGTGTGTTACTCGGACGTGTTGATCACGACGTTGGAAAACGCCGGGTTTAGGTTACACATGTGGGAACCCCTACAGGGGGAGAGGATCTCACAGATGTATAGTAAATTTTTATTTGTGTTTAATAAGTAAGGGTCATGTTCCTCCTCCCACTCCTCGTGTTAAACGTGATCATATTGTCTCGAACGCGCGAACCACCGGAGATGGCGGAGGTGCGTCGTCGATACAAAATCCTTCGCGACCACCTTCGCGAGACGAACAATCTCAAGTTTCAGATGTTGTGGGACCCGAAACCACTCACCGCGTTCAAGAGCATGAAAGACACGGTCGGGTTCAACACCAACAAGGGTGCGAACATCACCTTGTGTTTACAAGGCACCGTGAACGAGATCTTCCACGTCCTGATTCATGAACTTGCCCACTGCACGGTGGACCACTACGATCACAGTGAGTCGTTTTGGTCAAACTACAAAGACCTCAGGGACGTGGCTGTGAGTCTTGGAATTTACGAACGCATAGACGGTCCGACGGAATTCTGTGGCGAACACATCAGCGACTGACGGCGTAGGACTTGGCGATGTAAAACACCACGGCGGCGACCGCACCGGTGGCGGCTAAGCCCACCATCGACCGGCTTCCCGCGTTGTCCAAGAAATTCGGAACGCTCGTCACCAACTTATCCTGCACCGGTTTACTGATCGCGATGCTCGCGGCGACGCCCGCCACCAGAGCGATCAGTTGATCATCCGTCAAATTCATGAAATTCTTGCTCTCGACGACGACTGGCTCTTGTTGTTGTTGTTGCGGCATCATCTGCATCTGACCCTGCGCCGGGGCTTGCATTTGCAAACTTTGCATTCTCGGTTGTTGTTGAAGCATCGGCTGTTGTTGGTCCATGTCTTCCATCATCAGATCACTAATCGGCGTCGAATCCATCATTCCCGTTTGCTGTTGGGTGAGATTTTTTTCACCGACAACGAACGCCGTCGTCGTCTCGGCTTCACGCACAGTCGTGGTCGCGGTCGAAGGCGGTGGTTGCGTCGTGTCCACGTTCAAGGACACGTATTGGGAATCGTCCGCTAAATTCACGCTCTGAATAGAATCGCTCATTCTTCTGGGATTGATGCCTTATTTTTTCTTCGTGATTTTCAGCGCCGTCTTCTTGTCAGCCTTCCTCGGATCCTCCTGGATGGCGTGCGATGGGTTATACATTTTCTTGTGTATGCTCCAGAATTTTGGTGACCCCACTCTGAAATTCTTCCGCAGGTCAGCCTTGTAGTAGAAGATGCAGTCCGTGAGTTTGTTCGACTTAGATGTGTTGTCCAACACCAAACATTCATAGTTTTCCGTAGTGGCATCCAATATCTTACAAAACATATCGAACGTTGGTACGATACCGAAAAAATTCTTCCAAAGCCGCTCTCTGTTCGCTAATACGTTTTCCCGAAGAACAAACACATAGTCACAATTAGCCCTTAAACTAGGGGGTAAATCCATAGAGTACTGCAGCGTAAGGGCAAACCACAGTTTCCAGTGTCGACCGTTCATGAAGCACTGACGAATGATTTTATCCTTGAGGAAGGATGGGTTGTACATGCAATCGTCGAGCACGACGAACGCCGGTTGACATTTCTTCGCCGCGATCATCTGCTTCTGTCGACCGACGACTCGTTCGAGGGCTTCTTTATCATAGTCACCGTACACGAACAAGTCCGGTACGAACGATCCAAAAAAAGAATTCCCTTCCTCGGTGCCACTGAGCACGACACCCGCTGGTATATGTCGCTTGTGGTACATCATATCTTTCAAGAGTTGTGATTTCCCCGTGCGACGCTTCCCCACGAACACGCACACGGCGTCGTCGGGCATTGTCCTCGGGTTGAATCGCTTGAGTTGAAGGTTCATACTCATTCTACTAGACGTCGATAAAGAAAGTGGTCGACTCTGACGCGAACTGAGTTTCATGGATTCACTGTCAGGTATGGGGTCACGAAATATGAAAACCTTTCTTTAACAATACTTTTGCTCTCGTGATTCACGTAAGGAAAACTAATGACACCATACCCGACAGATTTCACATGAACTCAGATTATTTTTCGAACGTTGATCTTTTCTAGAAGATGGTTGTGAAAATTCATGTAAGTTCATGAGAATGACATGAGGGACCCATGGTACCTCTACTATTTAACAAATTTTTTCCCTAACAAATCGCTGATCTTTTTTTCAACATGGTTCCATGAATTCACTCGAGTTTTTCATGATTTCACTGATGGGAGGGAGGGGTTCACGAAAATTCAAAATTTAAGATTTCCAATTTCTTTAACAGTAATATTGCTCTCGTGATTCACGTAAGGAAAACTAATGACACCATACCCAACAGATTTCACATGAACTCAGATTATTTTTCGAACGTTGGTCTTTTTTTCAAGATGGTTGTGAAAATTCATGTGAGTTCATAGGACACAAAATTTTGTGAGTTAATCGTAGATGTCGACAGTCGGCAGATTGAAATTGGCAACCACGGGTTCGCTCGACGGGTGGCTCGTCGGCAAGCCGTCGTACAGTCATTTCCTGAAGCGGTACAAGAGGAGCACTCCGTTCAGTGTTGAACAAATCGAGGTCCCGTTCGAGGGTGGTGGGTCGATCGATTTCGGCAAACACGTGACGGCACTGATCGACCCGAGTCGGGGTGACCTCGTCCGAAACATGACCCTTCGGGTGACGCTCACCGACCCGAAACCAGATTTCTCCGAGGAGTGGAACAACAACTATTACCCACCCAGCGTGATCAGTCACTTGATCGAATACGCCGATCTCGTGATAGGGTCGCAGACGATCGAGCGAATCACAGGCGAGTACATATACATGAATTCCCAACTGACCCTGACGTCGGACGACATCGAGCAGACGGAATATTTTCTGTCGGGTCACGGAAATTTCCTGTCGTACACCGGGCAGTACACGTACTTTCTGGACATTCCATTCTATTTCCACAAATACAGTGCGCTGAGCATTCCCACGTGTGCGCTGACAAAACAAATCGTCGAGGTCAGGCTGAAACTCCGCCCGCTGTCGGAGATGATCTTCTACGGCTACGTCCCAGGGGTCACCGCTCAAATCAAAAACATGAGTCTGGACTGTGAGTTCGCCTACGTCGGCGAGGACGAACGAAACTATTACATGACGACCCCACTGGACTATTGCATCACCCAACTCCAAAAGGCTGAGTTCGAAATCCCGTACGGGGAGACCGAGAGGAGCGTGTTGTTGAAATTCCAACACCCGGTCAAGGAGATGTATTTCCTGTCGAGGAGCAAGGCGTCGGTGGTGGCGAATTTTCCGAACACGTTCAACCCGATCGAGCGGGTCGAGTTACGGTTCAACAACGAGGTCGTCTTCGACCACGATTACAAATATTTGACGTACGAGGTCCCCCTTCGACGACACGTGAACAGTCCGATCGTGCAGACCGTGTTGACGACGGAGGTCGTCCCCGACGGTGACCCGGACATCGTGTTCAATCACACCATTCGAGGAAATTTCGGCACGTACAGTTGGGCGCTTCGCCCGGACGCGTACTACCCCACGGGTCACGTGAATTTCAGTCGGGTGGCGCATCAACTGCTCAAGGTGGAGATTCAGCAGATGGCGGAGTACGCCGGGTACGATAACATCGTTCGGGTGTTCGCGAAGAATTACAACATCCTCACCGTGTCCGATGGAATATGTGGTTTAAAATTCTGATTGGTAATAGTAGGATGGCTGGTCGAACTCAACTCACGGTTTCTGGTGAAGGATCCAGAGATGCGTACCTGATCGACGACCCAGAGTACACCCCGTTCAAGGAATTATTCCACAAACGAACGGCGTTTGCCACACAGACCGTGAACTTGGAACACCTCGGCGAGGGTACGCCCGATTTCGGTCAGACCCTTCGGTTCAAAATCGCCTCGAACACTGGAGATGTGCTGACAAACTTGGCGTTCAGGATGACGCTCCCGCGCACGGATCGATCCGCGACCGGGTGGGTGGAGTCCATAGGACACGCCATCATCGAACGCGTGGATTTCATCATGGGCGACGTCGTCATTCAGCGCTTGACGAGTGATGAGTTGACCATACACAGCGAACATCACGTGACCCAGACGAAGCAAAACGCATTGGCGCAGTTGATTGGGAAATACCCGATTCGTTCCGCGGGCACTCGGGTCGGGAGCAAATCGATCCTGTATTACCTCGGTAGTCAGGCGACGATCAATACCAAGTGGATCGTGGACTTGCCGTTTTGGTTTTACATGAAGGAACATCTCGCCGTGCCACTGTGCGCGCTGCACAAGCAGGAGGTGTTCGTGGAGGTGAAACTGAGAGACTACGCCCCGTTGGTCGTGTCCTATCAAAACATCAGTTCGGATCCCGACGTTGACAACGCCACCCGACCGACCCTCGCGACGACCCCACACTTGGTGGATTTCACCATGGACGCGGAGGTGGTCTTCGTGGACGAATTCGAACGGAGCAAGATTCAAAACACACCGGTGGATTACGTGATCCCTCAGTACCAGAGACAGGAATTCACGGTCGCCGCTGGGCAGACGACCGCTCGCCTTCGCACGTCGTTCATCAATCCCGTGAAAGAGTTGTTGTGTGTGATCCAGCGCGAGGACTTGGGTCAGGAATTACAATTCTGTTCACCCTTGGATTTCGATAACATCACGACCGACGCCGCGACTGGGTATGGGAAATACAGTGCGACGCCGCCATTTCGTGGTCAGATTTTGTACGAACACCTGCAGAGCATGAGTCTGACGTTCGACGGCACGCCCGTGTTGGACACGATCACCGGGAACGCCATGTTCCTCAAGGCGGTCATGGGTGGCATTCATCACAGCAAGACCCAACTGATTCGACGTTTCTACAGTTATTCGTGGGCGCTCGAACCCGAGAGGGACGTTCCGTCGGGTGCCATCAACATGTCGTTCATAAAAGACCAATTGGTGGATCTCGTGCTTAACCCCAACCCGGACTACTCCCGACAGGTTCGTTTGATCGCGGTCTCCGTGAACGTCTTGCGAATCAGTGAGGGATATGGTAGAACTTTATTTGACGACAACAGGTAAGCATGGATTTCGAAGGAACAGCCGTGAGCATAATCACACCGGTTTTGGAAAAGGCGGTCATATTGGCAGCCGAGTATTGCGGGGCGTGTGGCAGAGACGCCATCACCGCCAAAGATTTCGAGTACGCCCTCAAGTATTGTGTTCGATACACCGTGGGTCAGGACATAGGTTCAATTCTCCAGGAGGACGAGGA